AATATTATAACGGATGGCCGCCACGTGCCCTCTAGGAACTTCTATATATTGTCACCAATGTCACCAATTTATCAGACTTTTGAAGCGAGAGCTCAATTGGTGACACCCTTATTATTTCAAAAATGCCATCTGCTCCAAAACGCTTTCGCATTTCTTCAAAGAATTACTTCATCACATATCCTCATTGTTCTCTCTCAAAAGAAGAAGCTCTTTCTCAATTACAGAAAATAAATACTCCAACAAACAAGAAATACATTAAAATCTGTAGAGAACTCCATGAAAATGGGGAACCTCATCTCCATGTGCTTATTCAGTTCGAAGGAAAGTTCGTCTGCACGAATCAGCGACTCTTCGACATGGTATCCCCAACAAGATCAACACATTTCCATCCGAACATTCAGGGAGCTAAATCATCGTCTGACGTCAAGTCCTACATCGACAAGGACGGGGATACTCTCGAATGGGGAGAATTTCAGATCGACGGACGAAGTGCTAGAGGAGGTTGCCAGTCAGCTAATGACGCTGCCGCAGAGGCTCTGAACGCCCCATCTAAAGAAACGGCTATGCAAATAATAAGGGAGAAACTCCCAGAGAAATACTTATTTCAATTTCATAATTTAAATTCTAATTTAGATAGAATTTTCAGTAAGGCTCCGGAGCCGTGGGTTCCTCCGTTTCGACTCTCCTCATTCACTAATGTCCCTGACGAGATGCAAGAATGGGCTGATGCTTATTTTGGTATGGATTCCGCTGCGCGGCCAGAAAGACCTATTAGTATTATCATTGAAGGAGATAGTCGAACAGGGAAGACGATGTGGGCTCGTGCACTAGGCCCACATAATTATTTGAGCGGACATCTTGATTTTAATTCTAAAGTATATTCAAATACTGTTCAATATAACGTCATTGATGATGTCAGTCCGCATTATCTAAAGATGAAACATTGGAAAGAGTTGATTGGGGCCCAAAGGGACTGGCAGTCCAACTGTAAATACGGAAAGCCTGTTCAAATTAAAGGAGGGATCCCATCAATCGTGCTGTGCAATCCAGGAGAGGGGGCTAGTTATAAAGACTTCCTAGACAAACAAGAAAATGCATCTCTGAAGGCGTGGACTCTTCATAATGCTAAATTCATCTTCCTCAACTCCCCCCTCTATCAAAGCACAGCACAGAGCAGCTAAACGGAGAGCAACTAGACGAAGACGCATAGACCTAAACTGTGGCTGCACTATTTACGTACACATCGGTTGCTGCAACCATGGATTTACGCACCGGGGAATTCATCACTGCGCCTCAAGCAGCGAATGGCGTCTTTATTTGGGAGATTACAAATCCCCTGTATTTCAAGATAATCGACGTGGAGGACCCGTCATACACAACAACCAGGATATACCACGTCCAGATACGGTTCAACCACAGCCTGCGGAGAGCACTGGGTCTCCACAAGGCATTTCTCAATTTCCAAGTCTGGACGACATCAGTGACAGCTTCTGGGATGACATATTTAAGTAGATTCAAATATTTAGTCTTATTGTATGTAAATCAATTAGGTGTAATTTCTCTTAATAATGTAATTAGAGCTGTTCGTTATGCAACAGACAGATATTATGTAAATTATGTACTTGAAAATCATGATATAAAATTCAAACTTTATTAATTTGTTATCGAATCATAAAAATAGATCCGAATTTTCAATGTAGCATACACGGGATTAGAGGCATGTGTACATGCCATATACAATAAACAGAGCGTTCTCAGTGTGATTCTCATATTTGCCAGCTTCCTGATGGTTGTAGACCACATAGTTGTTAACCCTCCAGAAACGCTTCACGAGAGCTTGCTCGTTGCTCGCATACTGACCACCGGTCACCTTAGCGTAGAACTTGTGTAGAACTTGATAACGGTCACGGAGATCGTTCTTAACAGTAGCAGTGCTAGGCTCATTGTCAAACATATTAAACACTTGACCAAAATCCATAGGTGTCCCATACGGTCTACGATCTCTAACTAACCAGAACATGACGCTGTTGGTGTGGTTCTTCAACTTGATATTCTCATCCATCCATATCTTCCCTAAAATGTACACAGACTTAACACAAAAACGCTTACCAACACGGTGAGTTATACCATTACCACGGGTAATATCGGAAATACACATGACCTTGCCAACATGAGAGATGTCATGTCGCTGTTCATAAGACTGGACCTTGCATGGGCCTTCACACCCTTTGGGAACATCAGGCCCTCTCAACGTACGATATATTCGAGGCTTCCTATACATGGGCCTATTAACCCAAGCATCACGCTTGGAATTAGCCCCACCAGGTGAATAATTGGTGGAGCGGGAAACCTTAGTGGTCCCCGCCATTAAACGCCATGGGGCATCACGCTTAGGCATTTTGAATTAAAGCCTGTAAAAAGAAGTTATTCAATTTATAGAACTTAGCGCCTAAGTATTTCAAAATATCTAGGCTTTCAGGACGAAATCTGATTGGTCAGTCGTGCGGGGACCACTACAAAAAATCGCGCGGCCATCCGGT